ACGGCCCTTGGAACCATTCTCCCTTAATTCGACATGAGTCAACTATTTAACTTCTCCTTCCAAAATCTGCAGAGCACTGCAGACTCTCCTGGCGCCATCAGCAAGAACCAAGTGGTCTATGCGTATGCTACGCAGTCTACGAAGACTTTGTTGGTGCTAACCAATGGGGATTCGAGGATTACGGATAACACCTTGGCATCGGTTAAGTCTGACTTTGGGCTGACGTCTATTGGCAGCCCCACAATGGCTAACGGTCAGGTTATTTCGCTCAACGAGGTTTTGGTTAATAGCGACTACGTCACTCAAATCTTCAACGACACAGCTACAAGGCGGGTGGAGATGAATCAGCCAGCTAGCGCACCTGTGGTATTCACGACAACTGCTACGATTCCGGCCATCGTTAGCGCTTCCAAAGCGGCAGAAAAGGGTTATGCAGAGTTTGTGTGCAGGGTAAGTCAGGCCGGAACTGGAGCGCCTACGTTGACTACAATCAAGAATGAGATTTCTGAGTCTGTAGCAGCAGCCAGGACTGCATCCGGGACGTACACATTGACCTTTACGTCTATTGCTTCGACAATTCAAGGCGGGACGCTTCCCGCAAATAATGGATCACTCAACGTAACAGTCCAGCCCGGGAATACCACTGTTCCACTGATATCCAGCGCTTTGTCTTTCTTTGCAGGAAGGTCTTCTACTTCGGCAATAACGATTACGAGCTTGGAGGGTTCTACTCCTACAGATGGGTTGTTGACGAACGCCATGATTCAAGTCCGTCTCTACTACTAGTAGGGAACCAAGACGCATAGTCTTGGTTAATAGTGCATGCTATTCAAGATAAGTCAAGAGGACGTCTTTGACGACAATCCTCACCTTTCCATCCTTCCGCAGTTTAAGGGCATCACATCGGACGAGTTCAAGTTCGTAGCCCTCTATGCCGACTGGAAGTCTCCCTACAAGAACCTTGGTCCAGACGAACGCTACCAACGAGCCGTTGGCTCTGTGGCGTCCATTCGAAAGGACAAGATGGACAAGTACATCCAGGCGTACTATGAGATGCAGGGCATTGGCTCCGAAAGAGAGTCCCTGGAAGCCTTGGAGGCAGCTCTCTCTGAGATTCGTAAACGACTCAAGGGTGCGGCCGGCTTAGAGGCTGACGAGATTAAGAAGCTTTCTGCTTCGCTCATAGACCTCACCAAGCAACGTAAAGCTATCGAGCTCCTCATCAACAACGAGATGAACATGGAGCAGCCACAGGACAGCGAAGTGGGTGGTATGTCAGCAATTGACGACTTCCACGCATGAAGCAGAGCCTTATTGACTTTCTGTACAGCCAGGCTTACGATGTCAACGATCGGGTCAAGTACTACCTTGACAAGATTGGCGCCCTGGAGATGTCCACGTACAAGCCTCAGCGCATGATCATTCCGAGCTTCTCCAACAAGACGGAGCAAGCCAAGTGGGAGCATGAGCAGATACGAAGAACCCGGTTTGGCTACAACGGCATCTGCGGCATGATGTACATGTACACCTACTTCTGGAAGATGAAATCCAAGAACGGGGGTCTTATCTCCCCGGAGTTTCGGCGCTGCAACGCCGAGTTCTTCAACTTGATTGAGTCGTGCCTTTATGGTGGCTCTGACTTGTACGAAGACAACACCGGCAAGGGAGTCATCCTGGGCGGACGGAGACGTTGGGGCAAGTCCTACAGCCTGGCTAACGCCATGTACTGCACGGCGATCCACAATCCATACTCGGAGATTGGTTTCACATCCAAGACCGAGGAGGACATGAAGAAGTTCATGAACGACGTTCTGAAGACTGGCTACAACAACTTACCGAACTTTCTCCGAGCTACGTCCATGGCGGGGAACTCCGCGTCCAGGCTAGAGCTTTCCAAGAAGGTGCGGGACAAGGATGGCAACATCAAGAAGGTCGGGTTAAACTCGGTCATCTTCGGCCGTTCTCCGGAACCGACATCCTTTGAGGGAGCTGGTATGCGCATGGTGGTATACGAAGAACCCGGCAAGTGGTTGCCCGGGCAGTTGAAGCAGAACTGGTCTTACACGGAACCAGCTTTGGCGGCCGATGATGGTATCACAAGGAAAGGCGTGCCCATCCTGGCCGGTACGGCCGGAGATGCAGCGGAGAATGGGGACGACTTCAAAGACTTCTGGTACAACGCGGAGAGCTATGGCCTGAAGAGATACTTTGCTGCAGGGTGGAGTGGTTTTATGATCGAGGGAGACATGGGCAATGAGAACGTGATTGAAGGGCTCAAGTACATCCTCAGTGAACGTGAGAAGAAGAAGAAGCAGTCCATGAAGCGTTACTACGACTTCGTGGTGCAGTACCCATTGGAACCCGAGGAGATGTTCATACAGGTTGGCGAGTCGCCCTTTGATGTGGAACTGCTCAATAACCGGATGGCTTTCCTAGACACGAATCCACCGCTACTCAAGCGTGGCGTCTTTCGAAAGTCCAACGACAAGGTCGTTTTCATCCCCAAGGAAGATGGGGACATCATCATGCGCGAGGAACCCGAGGATGGCGTTCTTTACGCTGCTGGGTGTGACCCTACGGATGGCGCCAAGAAGGAAGGGTCCGGGTCGGACCTGTCGTTCTTTATTGCGAAGGGTTTGTCTTTGGATGAAGAAACGGCCAGCCAGGGGGCTGTCCTGCAGTATACGGCAAAACCCAAGGACATGAACGAAGCGTACGAGCAGTGCGCATTGGCATTGGAGTACTACAGCAAAAAAAACCCTTGCACGGTGCTGATTGAAAGGAACAGAGCGCGAATGATCGCTTACTTCCAGGACCGGGAGCTAACCAGGTTTTTGGCGAAAAAACCACCCAAGATTGGCAAATTAGCCCGGCCTGGGAACAGCGTTGAGTACGGTGTTTACATGGACGAGATGATTCAAGACCAGATGATTGGCATCTTGGATGACGACATCTCAAACAACATCGAGCAATACTTTTTTGGAGACTTGTTGGCGGATTTGGCGAATTACAACCCCGAGAACCGGAAGCGAAAGTACGACCGCGTTGACGCATGGGGTCTAACTTTGATTAACTTACGAACCGCATCTAAAAGCCGTTTGTTAAGAAAAAAGACGGATGACAACCTTTTTGCTGGGTTGGGGTACGTCACCAACAAAGAGGGCAAACTAGAACGTAAATGAGCGCAGAAGCGATCCAGACCACTTTCCCAAACATGTGGGTACCAGACTCCCAGAAAGGGGAGGATTACCACAAGAACGCCATCCTGGCGATTTTGGGGCAAACGGTTGCCAACGGGTACATCCCGAACCTCTACACGGCTATGGATAAGAGCATGAACTTCTACAATGGAGACTATGACTTGTCCAAGAAGTTTGACTTCCTGCAGAAAGATTACAACGGCAAGAGCCTTCCGGCCTTGTGGATTAACTACAACAAGGTCCGCAACAAGATTAACCTGTTGGAAGGCGAAGTAGCGGTCCAGAAGTTGGATGTGAGCTGCAAGACGTTAAACCGCGACGCAGTGTCGCGGAAGATGAAAAAGAAGGCTCAGATCATGGCTGAGAAGATTATGGCCACGGTAATGCCACAGATTGACCCTACGGGGGAGCTCATCGAGATGAAGGAGCCGGCATTTATGCCTTACTCCGAAGAAGAGTTGGAGTTGTACATGAAGTCCTCTTACAAGGAGCCGATTGAGCGAACCATGGACTCGATTCTCCGCTACGAGGTGGAGCGAGACAAATATGTGCAGACGAGGCTTGCCTTTTGGCGAGACATCTTGATTGTCGGCCGGGCTATCGGGAAGCATGAGTTGAAGTACGGAAAGCCACACATCCGCCGGGTGGACCCGAGGTATGTGATCGCGGACCCGTATGTCTTTGACGACAGCTTTAGCACATCGGCATTCATTGGTGAGTGGCGCTACGCGCCGGTGACGGAAATCTGCGACACCTATGGCTTGACGCTTGAAGAGCTGAACAGCATCCGCTACGACCAAGGCTCTTGGCTCTGGGGTGGTTATTCGCAGAACGGCACCAACTTCCTGCTACCCTACATCACCGTGAACAACCAGTTCATGTGCTTGGTGTTCTACGCCGAATGGCGAGACATCCGCCAGGTGAGGGCCAAGGTCACCGTGGACCAGTATGGCGGTGAGCACGTCAAGATCCTCGGCAAAGGAGAGAAAGCCAAGCTGAGCGACAAGGAAAAGGAAGCCGGCGGAAGGATTGAGGAGCGAAACGTCGAAACAATCCGCAAAGCCACCTTGGTGGGTTCTAGTATTGTGAGAGAGTGGGGCGAAGCCAACAACATCGTAAGGGACAGCGTAGACAATCCTGTTAGGGCGGAGTACAGTTACACAATTATTTCCCCGCAGTACGTCAACTTCCGCAGTGTTTCAAAGGTGGAAGAGATGGCCGCGTTGCAGGAGTTCAAAGACCTGATCATGTACACCGTGCAGCAGGAGATGTCTTCGGCCGGCCGTAAAGGTTTTGTCTACGACTTGCGTTACAAGCCGGACAACCTGCAGTTGCAGGACATCATGTACTACTTGAAGACGGCGGGTATTGCCTTTACGAGCAGTGGCCAGGAGGGCGTTCCTCCGGCCGGGAATCCATTCCCGACTATTGATACCGGTATCTCCAATTCCATCAACCTGTACCTGAACCTGGCGAGCTACATCGACATGGAGATTGACAAGATCTCCGGCATCAACGATGCTCGTCAAGGCTTTCAGAAGGGCGACGCGTTGGTTGGCGTGAGCCAAATGGCCGTAATGCAGAGCAGTCTGATAACGCAGCCTTTGAACAAGGCTTTCGAGATTTTCGAGAACGAACTGCTGCAGAAGTACGCAAACTACATCAAGACCATCTTCCCATTCCTCAAGGAGCAGTACGAGCCGATCGTTTCTCAGATTGGCATTGACATTATGGAGGTGGACGACGAGATTCCTCTGCAGGACTATGGCATTTTTGTGAAAGTCAATTCTGACGACATCATGAACAACCGTCAGAAGTTCGAACAGCTTGTCAGTGCAGCCGTCCAGGCGAACAGCTTGAGCATTGCTGAGGCCATGGTTCTGTTGTTTAACCCTGACACGAAGGAAAGTGTTAAGAAGTTTTTGGCATTGGCAGACCGGAAGGCGGCTCAGGGGCAGCAAGCCCAAGAGCAACAGATGGCTATGCAACAACAAGCTATTCAGCAGCAGATTATGGGAGACACGGAGAAGCAGATCCAGGTGGATCGCGCTCGTTCCGAGAACAAAGGCCAGCTTCAGGTGTTAAGAGAGGAGTTAAAGAACCGTACCATGGAGCAACAAACTCAACTCGACATGCTCAAAAAGGAGCAGGAGCAGAACTTCAACCTCATTATGGAGGCGTTGAAAGAACAAAAAAACCAATAAACACTTATGGAAGATTTAGAATTGTTGGCTCTCCAGAAGCTGGAGGGCAACGCACCTACTGCTACGCCCGGTGGTGACGAAAACGAACTTGCGGCATTGAGAGCGCAAGGCATTGTGGACCAACCTGCTGCGCAACCAGAACCGCCTGCAGAGCCTGAGCCTCCGGCTCAAGTCGATGTTGATGTAGACCCGGACGATGAGCCCGAAGTTCCCGAAACAAACGAAGACGACAATCAAAATGTTAATGCTGATGAGAACCCTGAAAAGGACCTCAATTTCGACATTGACCTTGACGAAGGCAAGGAGGTACCGGTAACAGATGATTTCGTTACCAAGTATCAATCGGAGTTTGAGACGTTAGGGCTTAGCGACGTGAAAGACTCTTCGGAGTTTGTCGAGAAGTTCAAGCAGCTCAAGCAGGAGTTGGAGGAAACGAAAGAATCCACCAAGACCGTCTTCGCCAACGATATGATTCGAGAGGCCAACGAGATCATGAAGCAGGGGGGAGACTGGCTCGGTTATTTGGGCTTGGCTTCCTTTGATTACGATGCGGTCCCCGATGTGGAGCTTTTGTCGTATGAGCTGAAATCCGACTTCGATTCGAAGGAGGAGCTCGATGATTACCTGGCCTCCCTTGACGAGACCCAAATTCGCCTTAACGCGAAGAGGATACGAAAGGACTTGAAGTTGCAGCAGGATGCTCAGAAGCAACAGATTGCTATTAAGGCGGAGCAAAGCCAAAGGGCTTACGACGAGAACCTAAAAATAGCAATCAAGAGCGTTGAGCGTGTAGATCGCGTCAAGGTCAAAGACCAAGACCGGGCGAGCATCGAAAAGATGCTTACCACCTACAACGACAAGGCCAAAGCTACTGAGTTCCAGATTAAGCACTTCCTGAAGCCTAGTGGAGAACCGGATTTCCAAAAGATGGTGCAAAGCGCCTACAAATTGGAGATGTTCGACAAGGTGCTTGAGTACGCTACACGCAGTGCCAAGAACTCAGGAAAAGCCGCTGTGATTCAAAACTTGTCCAACGTGGATCGACCAAAGACGACCAACATCGCCGAGGTTACACCACGAAAGGCACTTTCTCTCGTTGAATCTGAAGTTGAAAGGTTAAGGAAGGGTGAAAAACCTTTATTCTAAAACTTTAAAAAACTAAAAAAATGGCTTACGTAAATACAGTCAACCCGAACAACGCTGCTCCCAATACCATCAGAACTGGTAATGTAGACAGCACCTACGTTTTTGGTGGAATCCAAAAACCCGACTTCAGCGATTACATCACGTATCGCTTCCCTCAGTACACCATCACTACGCTCTTGAGCCGTATCGGCCGCAAGAACCCCGTTGTTGGTAACGACGTGTTCAGCTGGTTTGAGAAAGGCAAGTTCCGCCAAGCAATCACCTCTGCTACTGCTACTGGAGCCACTGGCGACACTACAGGTAGCGTGACTTACGCTTCTGGTACCGGCATTCAAGCGACCTTTTTGGTCGGTGACGTCATTCGTTTTGAAAACGACGCTTACGGCGTAATCACCGCGGTAACTGGTGGCGGTGGAGCAACTGCTTCTGGAACGCTTAACTTCAACTTCCTTGGCTCGCGCACCAGTGCTCTGGCAAACGGGATGAAGTTCGCGCACTTGTACAACCTGCAGCCCGAGTACTCCAACAGCCCTAGTGGCCGTATTTGGGAAGAAAACCAGGTGAATGAGTACTTGGGCATCATGCGTCGTGCGGTCACTTGCTCGACTACACAGGCTTCCAACATGAAGTGGGTGAAGAAGTCGGACAGCGAAGCTTCCTACTACTACATCAACGAGATGGAGACCATGCAGGAAATGGCCATGGACCGTGAGATGTACATCTTGGCTGCGAAGTCAAATGGATCGGCAACCACTGGTAACGTCAATAGCTTGACGAACCCATTGGGTGGTAACGGTATCCTCCCACGCGTCATTGCTGGCGGTGTCGTAGGAACCTACTCTTCGGCCATCGCTGAAACCGACCTTGCCGAGCAAGTTCGCTTGATGTGCTTGAACAGCCAGGGCTCTGAGTTCACCGTTCTTTGCGGTAGCTCTGCTTATGCTGACGCTCAGTTCGCCTTGCGTGACTATACCTTGAATGGCGGCATCAGCTTTGGAGTGTTCTCCGGCGAAGGCATCATGACTGGTATCAACATCACCAAGTACAAGTTCATGGACAAGATCTTGAACTTCGTTCTGTACTACCCATTCGCCAACGAGGCTCTCTTCCCTGCTCCTGCTACCTCTGGTATCAACTGGGACAAGGCTATGTTGTTCTTGAACATGGGTACCGACGACCGTGGCAACCCGCTGATCAACCTGCGCTACAAGCAGGACTTGCTTGGCCAAAGCCTCGAGTTCCGGCGCACCGTCCAGGAAGGTATCACCTCTCCTGAAGCTGGCGCCTCTGCATCCCGTGCTAACGGACGTGACGGATTCACTGTGGACTTCTACTCGTCCATCGGTGTGGAGCTCCGTGCGGCCAACAACCACGGTTTGCTGTACGCTGCCTAAACGCAGCTGTTCTACGTGGAGAACCCTCGCCGAAAGGCGGGGGTTTTCTTTTTGGAACCAATCCGAACATTCGGTGTTATAGTGTCATAAAATCAAAACAATGCCAGTAAAACAAAGCGACTTTGAGTTCTTCCTCCTGCAAGCAGGAAACGGAAGTACTTTTCACTTTTCGGAGTACAAGACCTTGGACGGACAAGTTCATCGCCTGATTGACACCATTCTTCCGGATGGTCGTACGCGCTACAAGCGCTTTCACTTCAACATTGATGAGCCCATGCTGGTCCACAAGGCGAACAAAGAGTTGATGGATTTCTTGGGGAATCACCCCAACAATCCAGAATCTCCTTGGTTTAATGGCACTGCGTTGTTTAAGAGGCTTCAGCCGGAGGTTGAGTCCAGGCAGCGCATTGAGGACAAGCTGTTGAACGCTAAAGCGCTCACGTTGGCTTCTGAGCTGAAGGGCCGTAGGCTCTTGGAGGTTGCATCGCTTTGTGGTATGTTCTACGACGAGGAGGACGAAACCTTGGCATTTGAGAGCGTTCTGACCTATGCTGAGCGTAATCCAAAGCAGTTCCTGAAGGTGTACAACATTCCTAACAAGGAAGCCCGTATGCGTCACCTGGTACGCACGGCTGTAGGGCGTGGTGTTATCACAACAAACGACGGCGTATACCGCTTTGGTAGTTACACACTGGGCGTGGACGAGAACTCAGCGATTGGCAAATTGGTCAACGAGAAAGAGGTCTTGGACATGATTGAGAGCCGTATTGGCTTCTTGGACTCGGAGAAGGAAGAGCCCAAGCAGGCGGCAAAAGAACCGGTTGAGGAGCAGGGTCCAGAAATCACCATGGCTGAGCTAAACAAGTACACAAAGCCTAAAAGGCCACAGCAGTAGATCACTGGGTTTGGTTGGGTTAAGGGAGCTTCGGCTCCCTTTTCTTTTGAACCCGTATGTTGGATTGTTTGTTAAATGAAAGATAGCAACGCCCAATGACAGCAGCAGAACTAAGTGCGAGGTTTGACCTCATTTGCGACAAAGTTGGATCGCCCTACTTTACGGACACGGAAAAAGACAATTTCTTCAATACGGCTCAATTGAGCCTTGTTGACGAGATTCTCTTCCCTTCCAAGAAGCAGGACCGTAAGGACGTTGACGCGCTTGATTTCAGCCGTGAAGACGCCTTTCAGCAAGGTATTGGAACATTGCTTCGAACTGCTTCGATTACAGGGGTAACAGGAACTCCAAGCACAATAACTTTTGCGCAAATTAACACCGCATTAGGCACCGGAAGCACATCTCTCTACAAGGTTGTCAACTTCCTCGTACAAGACGCTTCGAACTCTACAGAATATGTAAGCGCCAAAAGGGTAAGGACTATTAACGCTGCTTCAAATGTCTACAAAAATTTGAGAACATTCAACAAAACAATTGCCGGCAATTATAGATCTGCCATCTACACCGTGTCTTCGTATTCTTCTGGGACATCCGGAACAACAAGCCTTGGTCAGATTCAGTTTTATCCTGCCGCTTTCGTTGGATCATCTTACCTCGTAGAGGTCATTGTGTTCCCCAGAGCCATCAAGACAACGGCGCCAATCGTCAATCCAGAGATTGACCCGATGTTCCACAACGAACTTTTGTTTAGGGCCCTGCAATTGGCCGGCATATCCATCCGAGAAACAGAGCTTTATCAATCCACCAACCTAGAACAGGCTAAAGAGCAATGAATAACACCGTAAGCATCGACGAGATCGTCAGCAGCGCAGCGATTGCCTTGGGCATGGAGAACGACCGTTACCGGGTTCTCTTCTATGAATGGGCGTTCCAGGGATCTCGAGACATTGGTCTGACGACTTTGAACCTCACAAATACCACAGGTGCCATCGCCAGTGGTGTCTATTCGATTCCTAGCGACTGCGTGTACATTGACTCTATCGCAATACAGGTGGGGGCTAGTGGTCACGTCACCTATCCATTCTTTGACTCCAACTACTGGGCCAATGTCCCGGATGACGACCAGACTCAGTACGACAAGGATTACATCGTGAGCCGTCAAGGAAGCAACCTAATCTTTAGCAGCACTGTGACTAGCAATGGCTACGACAAGGTCATCCTACGCTATTACGCGATGCCTGTGGACGCGAACAACGTCCCGTTGGTACCAGAGTACTACTTGAGAGCGATCGTGGCTTACATCGAATATATGTTCGTTAAGAGGGAGCGCTACAAGAAGCGCAACGAAATCCCGATGAGTGAGGTGCAAATGTTGTACCAGCAGTGGGTCACCTTGAAGGCTGACGCTATGTCGAAGCGCAACCAACCTCAAAAGCCCGAGATTGAAGCGGCGATTGCTATGTGGCTTACCATGCTTCCCAACCAAAAACGATTGATTAGAATACCTAAAACCCCTAATTAATGGAAATTAAGAAAGAGGGTCAGACATTCTTTAAAGGCATGCACAGGGACTTCTCTCCGGCTTTCCAGCCGGAGGATACCTATCGCGATGCAACCAACATTGAGTTGACATCTGCTGGCGAGCAGATGATCGTTAACCAAATTCGTAGTTCTTTACTTGTTCAGTCAAAACAAATAAATGCTGCCTATTCGGTCGATAACATCAACATCCTTAGCTACACAGTTGCTAAAGCGAAGATAAGCGGCGCATCAAAGGATGGCTTTGTCGTTTACACATACGTTGACGGAAACAACGGCAGCGCTAACGACCATGGAATTTACTTTTTTGCACAAGAAAGCGCTTTTTCTGGAGGAAACATTTACACAATCTACACAGGTGATGACTTAAATTTTTCTGCTACAACGAGCATTGACTCGTTTTTCACGGAAGACCGGGAGAACAAGACGGTATACTTTACCGACTTTTCAAACACACTTAGGAAGATCCAAATGGATGACGCAATTTGGGCGACTTACTCTTCCGCAGATCAGCTAAATGTCATTTCAGACGCAAGTTCTGCAATGGCAATGACGATTACTGGATTAGGCAACGACGGCTCTCTATTGGCCGGGACATACCAATTGGCGTATCGACTAAAGCAAACATCTACGTCTCCAAGCACGTACACAAAGTGGTCTACGTTCACAAACCCCGTGCCCATTATCCCACTTTCTTACAGCTCTGGCACCACGGTCAATTACTACGGCGGAGCGGTAGGTCAGCAGACGTCCAGGTCCATCAACTACAGCATAGCGCTCTCGACTGGGGAAACGTCAATTGATTATGACAGGATAGAGATAGCCGTTGTTAAGAACAACGACGGAACATATGTTCAGCAGTTGGTCGCTTATGTAAACGAGTTTCCAAACACGAATACTGGTACTACAACGCTTACTGGAACCTACACTGGCAATGAGCCTGAGTTTGAGTTGGATATTGATGAGATTACGGCGCCTGATGCGCCGGTGGAAACTGTCAAAACGATTGTGGAGAAAGACAATCGCCTTCTTGCTGGAAACATCAAGTATTTCGATCGCAGAATTGCAGACGACGAGGTTAACATTATTGAGGCGAAAACCATTCGCCGAATGGTTGACTACGAAGACCCACTGAACACCACTCGTTATCGTGGCTACTTCCGTGATGAAGTTTATCGTTTTGGAATAACCTATCACGACCAATACGGCAACTGGTCTCCAGTGAAGCCGTTGAACTTTTCGAATTTTTCGGCTAGTACGCCTAAGAACTTTAGCCGAATTACTGGGTCAGTCGCTACTGGTAAAATCGACTACAACGCAAACTTAATCACCATAAACAGGGGGACGGCATGGCCTGTTGGACCAACTGGATATGTAGAGGGCGAATCTGTTAGCTGCACATTAACTGTTGGCAGCACAAGCTTGTCATTTGAGACAGAGATAGTCTCAGTTGCCTCAACGACGCTCATTATTGCGTTACCTGGAGAGGTGTTTGCTCCATACCCCAGTTTCGCTACAGCTAGTGGCACGGCTGATTTGTTGCCGCTAAAGGGCAACGCGTACAATCATTCATCGGACCAGTTCTCCTGGAAGTTCCCAAAAAGGGAACATATTGGCATCACAAGTACTGGAAGCAACGAGTTTGGCCCTTATTCGCTCTTAGCAGCCACAGGATCTAACGAGACTTATAGATGTCTTCCACAAGCCTTGGGACTAAGGATAGATGTATCTGGGCACCCTGAATGGGCCAGAGGTATGGCCGTGGTTCGAATGGACCGAGACCGTGACATTCTTTACCAAAGCCCCATTGTGCCTTCTAGTCTTTATCTTGGCACTCCAACGCCTGGTAAAAACTTGGCTACAAACAATGATTACACGATTACAAATGGTATTGGAGAACTAGATTATCTGGGACCAAAGTGTTTAAAAATGGGCGCAGCCAGAAATATGGAGGCGCTAAGTGTATTTTCCGCAATAACTGGGGGCGTAACCAAAGAGGCGTATAAATTCCCTGCATATCAGGGAATCAATTCAATACCTGAAAACAGGATGCTTTGGAAGAAGGCGTTTGCGCCAGCAGTTGACTATGTTTACAACAGTGCTGGATCGCCTATCATAAAGACGCCCGAGCTAGTCACAATGAACGTCGACATCGTTGACGTTTGTGGGTTTACGCTTTCCGCAATTACTCCAACAACTGCAACATCTACGGTTACGTCGGCCGGCATGGCAATATCATATCCAACGGGATACGTTGAAGCCAGAGTGTATTCCTGCACTGACCACAAGCTGCATTGGTACCCAAATACCTACATTAATATGAGAACCCAAAGTTCTGCAGGAACTGGAGGTACTTACGTAAATACCTATAGGAGAAAGATACAAGAGTCGTTCCTTCAAGCGAACGGGATGCAAACGGCATCATTTGTTGGCTCTGAAAAAGCGGCCGATGTGTTGTCAAAGTTGGGCTCTACGGGCGATCCGCTTGCTTTTGCGTACTACACCCGTACGATGCTGAATTTGTCATCGTTGACAACAACCGAATTGTTAATACCAATTACAAAGGGAAACTCAAAGATTTTGTTGAATACTCCCGAGTCTGCGTCATCCAATGGCGCTAGCCTTGGAGACGGAAGAAGCTCTGTCAACTACTTGATAGCCGGAACAGACCTGACTGCTCAGCAGAAAAACTCGTCCATAGACATGAGCGATGTTGGAACGGCCAACTTGTATTCAACAAATATTGAGGCGCAAAGAACAATGGCGATTAGTCTTAACCAGTTCTTGGACGATCCGCTATACCTAATCACGGCAAACTATTGCCCACTGAATGCTATGCAGTTTGGGTACATCCCGAGAGTGTCTGGTTCGGCCATTGTTGGGGGGTCGTACTCCTTTGTGTCTGGAAGAACGAATACCTTTGCGAGCATTGCATTTGCTCAATACTTGAATCAATACAATCCAACTGGGGGGACCAAGCAGCTAAGAAATGGGTTAATTTACGGCAATCCATTGATGAATGTAACCTGGCTTGGATCCCTTTTGCTAAACAATATTCGTGCAGTACCGGCCTATCCGCAGGTGGTCTCTGGTGGTGCTCAAATGAATCATGCTCCAATAGAAAACGTTGATTGTGGGGTTGAATTTGTTTATTCTCCTGGGGAGAATCCGTTTCAGCAATATTCAGACACTACTACAGATATCCAGCAAGCGCTCTATGTGGCCAACTTTCGTGCAGGAAAGCCTGACTCAAGATATGGCAATCCCAACCAAATTCAGGAGTACATTCACACGGGCGCTTATGCTCCGGTAACTGGAACAGGCCAAAGAATTGCGCTTGATGTTTGGGGCGGAGATTGTTTTATTTCAAAGTACCGATATAAGGTCAACGACGAGTACAATGTGCCTGGGTATTATTTGCCTACCGCTAGCGGCGTTGGCAACCTTGACTTTGACTTTAGAGGTTATTGCGAGTCATTCCCGACCGGAATCACACAAAGAACCTTTAAAACTGGGACAAAAACCAGTCCGGAGTACATCGAGATGTACACCGAGGGTGAAGCCAATGCGTTTTACAATTCCGATAAGAACCGTTTTCCGTACTACAATAGGACCACGCCAAACGCCGGAAGCGTTGGCGACTACCAAGCAGACGCATTCTACAACTACAACTTCGGTTACTCCATTGAGAACTTCCCTAAGAAGTTCTTTTCCGAGAACCGGTTGACATCTGTATCACAGAACTACCCTGCCAGGCTAATCTACTCAGATGTGCGTAGTGCAGACCTTAACCAAGACGGATTCTCGAGGTTTAGAGCATTGAACTTCTTTGACATGGACGAGAAGTACGGAAAGGTCACTAAGATTGCTTTGCTTAACGACAATGAGCCAATCGTTGGTCAAGACGATTCTATTTCGCTCCTATATGTCAACAAGTCGCTCACGACGCTCCAGGACAACTCTACGTTGGCCGTGCAGGGTGGTACCTACATCAGCGACAACACTCCTCCAAAGTATCTAACGACGAACTATGGCGTTGAGCTGCTTCGTTGCATGATTCCGACGGAGAACGGCGTTTACGCTTTGGACACCAAACGTGGAGTTCTTCTTAACATTTTAGACGGAGTGAAAATTACGTCTTTATCAAGAATGGAACAATATTTTAGAGAAAACTTCTCGGGAACTAACGTTCCGTGGCTTGAGCACACGATCCAGATGTCTTACGATCGTGTTGACAAAGTCTTGTATATCATTGGGGCCCTTCCTGCTAATATCAACGAATTTGAAAACCAAGAAGTCATTAAGTGGCTCTCGTATGGCGTCAAGCTAGACGCATTTATGTCTAATCTTGATTGGGACGTGCAGGGCAATGGCCATGGAGGCAAAATAGGAAATAGACCATTGTACATCTTTGACTTGAACGGCAGTACTTACATGCTACAGACGCACAGCAGAAACGATAGCCACAATATCATCGACCTCCACGTTAATGAGTGGAAAGGGGGCAACAGTTATCTTTCGCTTCTGACAGGGAATCATTTAGTATCCGTTGACGCCAATATTGAGTACGTCTTCAACAAGAACTTGAACGAACCAAAAGTCCTTGACGTTGTTGGTATTAATAGTCAGTCGTTATTCAGTCAGTTCAACATAACCGCTTACAACGACAGCGCTAACCTTACGCCATCAAGCACTAATAATCAGACCACTGGCATCGTATCGAGACTCGGCATGAGTAGCACAAACATCATTCGCGATGGCAATAGCAAAAGGCTCGTAGGGGCTTACCACACGATTAAGCTGTGGTTTAGCAACACATCAACTGGTATCAACCTTCGCTCTGCGGTCAACCAATTCAGAAAAGTATTCAGGTAATGGATCCAAGTCTCTACAACCCCGTCATGATGCCCAACAAGTTCTCCTACATTGAGGAGGCAGGGGCTAAAGCCAAGCAAGAGAAGCAGCAAGCTGCTACGCCTTGGGCTGCAGCTATTGGTGGAACCCTAGGAGCTATTGCTGGAAGCGTTATTCCCGGGCTTGGCACGGCAGTAGGGGCATCAGTTGGTAGTGCCTTGGGAGGAGCTGCTGGATCGCTCTTCGGAGGTGGAGCACAAGCGGATGCTGAAGCTCAAGCCGAGGAGGAGTATGGTCAGATGTATGCCTACGAGATGGCCGATCGTAACCAAGCCATTGCTGACGCGATGGCGTCTGCCAGGCAGGACGCTTACCTTTCCGAGATACAAAATATGCGCAAGAATGTTATGCCTAATAGGACTGAATACCTTAAATTTGTTTAACAATGGCTACGACCGAAGAATTACTCGCTAAGATGGCCCAAGCCCGTATGGGTGTTAATCCATACGTATCCATTGGTGCTCCCATTGCCGGGAACATCATCTCAGCATTGGTCTCCCAGAATGCCCGTAGGAGGGCGCAGGAAAGACTTTCTGGTCTTCAGCGACCTTCGCTACCCGCTTTCCGTCAAAACCCTCTCCTGAGCCAAAGAATCGCCCAACAGCAACAATTGGCTGACCAACCCATGATGGGTTACCAGAGGGCCATGGATGAGCAGACTGCCAGGCAAATGGAACGCGGTCGTCAGATCGCTGCAGGACTGGGCGGTGGAGCAGGCTTGGCCTACATGCAGGGAGTGAGTTCGAATGCCGCTGCACAGCAGAGGCAGGGTTTGCTCGCTGATGTGGCTATGCAGAATCAAAATCGCGCTGCCTTGGACCAGTTGATCAACATGAGAAACCAAGAGATGCAGCAGCAGAGGGCTATGGAGGGCATGGAGTATCAGCTTGGAATGCAAGACTACATTCGTCAGAGGGAAGGGTTAGAAGCCGACATCGCTCAACAGGGTGCCAACATTGGGGCTGCAATTGGGTCTTCCGTTGCGGACATCCCTGCTTACGTTCAGAACTTCCGGATGTACAACGCGCTGAAGAATACGCCCAAGCCAACGGCTGAAACTCCTGTCGCAATGACATCGATGCCAAGGCAGGCTAATCCTTTTGAAACACAAATGTTTTCAAGGCTTGGATTTCCTGGGTTTTACAGCCCTAATTCTTATTTGAACCAAATGCCTGAAGAGTCATATATTCCATACAGGCAAGTGCAGAGCCCAGTTTTTAGAAGACGATAATGGCCGTTGAACTTACCCCTAGAGTAGCCCAGCAGACCGCTGGTCTTGGATTTCAGGTGCCGGTGTTCCGGATGAACCAAGGCGTCAGTGCTGCCACTGCTAACCCGATGTCCAGGGCTGCCATGCAGCCTATGGAGATGATCAGTGAAGGACAATTTGGGTTGAATCCCAATGTCATGGCCATGGCTGACG